CTATGTCAGTCTTTTATGGTAAAATCTCAGTCCATACTAATCAAGGAGCAGATTGAGTATGATGATAAGCCATTAGCTGAGCTGATCATGAAGTTTGCACCAGACTGGCGTAGAGTCTTAAATGAATTACAAAGGTATTCAGTAAACGGTAAAATAGATACAGGTGTCGTTAGTAACTTACAAGATAAAAACTATGATGATTTATTCGATCACTTGAAAAATAAAGATTTCAAAAAGATGAGGTCGTGGGTAGTTAATAATATAGATACTGATGCAAGCGCTATTTTCAGAGCTATTTATGATAGGATGGTAGATAAAGTTGCCCCACAATCAATTCCACAGCTCGTGCTTCTGCTTGCAGATTATCAATATAAAAATGCATTCGTAGCTGATCATGAGCTGAATGTTGTAGCATGTTTAACGGAGGTAATGTCAGATGTCCAATTCAGTTAACTTAACACTATACACTCAAGATGATTGTGGTTATTGTCACTTGTTAAAAAAGAAACTATCAGACTGGGATTATAGATATAGAGAAATCAATGTCAGTTATGATCTCTTTGCAAAAGACTTTATGAAAAGAAATGGTCACCGTACCGTGCCTCAACTATACTGGAATGAGACACATTTAAATAAGATGCCAACTATGGAGTTGACAAAAGAACACATAGAAGCTGAACTAGATTATGATAACTACATAGGTGGAGTAGAACATTGGGGAACCGCAAAAGTATCGCAATAGTAGGTGGCGGTGTTGCCGGAATTACTACTGCATATTTCTTAGCCAAAAAATATAAAGTAAGATTGTTTGATCCTAATGGTATAGCTGAACAATGCAGTTATGCTAACGGTGGTCAACTCTCTGTTTGTAATGCAGAAGTCTGGAATACTTATAGTAATATAAGCAAAGGTATTAAGTGGTTAATGCGTCCAGATGCTCCATTAGCGTTTCGTCCTGATGTGTGGTCATGGGCTAAGATACGTTGGATAGCTGGATTCATTGGTGCAACTATTACAAATAAATATGATCATAACACACGTAAGACAATTGAATATAGTCTTCGATCTAGAAAACTCATGAAGAAAATGATGAAAGAATTAAATTTAGAATTTCATCATAATGACTGTGGCATACTTCACATATACAAAAATCAAAAGTCATGGGATAATGCTCAAAGAACTCTTGAAAGATTTAAAGATACCGGATGGGGTAGAGTTAAAACTAAAACTAATTTAATAAAGTATAATATTAAGTCTAATGATGTTGTTGGTGCTACACTCACAAAGGGTGACTCTGTTGGCGACATACATACGTTTTGCCAAACGCTATCAAGATATATGACCGAAAACGCAGAGTATGACTACAGTTTACGCGTTAATAAAATAGTACCTACTAAAGAAGTAAAGTTTCTGTCTGGTAAACGTGATATGGCCTTAAGTATTCAAGAGCTACAAAGAGATTTTGATGAAGTTATCGTGTGTGCCGGTGCGTATACATCTTTCTTAGTTCCAAACATTAACGTCTATCCTGTTAAAGGTTATTCTATTACATATGAAAACGCATATGAAGGACCAACAATCTCTGTGCTTGATGATGATAAAAAGATAGTTGCTTCACCATTTGCAAATGCAGCTTTTAGAGTTGCAGGTACGGCTGAACTTGCAGATTGGAATCATGATATAAGACAAGATAGAATTAAACCTTTAGTTGACTGGGTAAAAGAAAACACTTTTGTTAATAGAGATAACTATAAAGACTGGGCATGTTTGAGACCAATGACTCCTAATATGCTACCAATAATAACAAAAACTAAAGGCCTATGGGTTAATACCGGTGCAGGTCACCTTGGTTGGACAATGGGCATGGCCTTAGCAGAAAGACTAGCAAATGATTTACAAAAGCGTAAATAATATATTACAAAAAGAAATAAATCGACAAGATACTACTATCGAATTAATAGCCAGCGAAAACTTTGCAAGTCAAGCGGTTATGGATTTATGTGGAAGCGTATTTACAAATAAGTATGCAGAAGGTTATTCTGGTAAGAGATACTATAATGGCTGCAAGTACATGGATGAAATTGAAGACTTAGCTACTAGCACGGTCACCTCATTATATGATTGTCAGTTTGCAAATGTTCAGCCGCACAGCGGTGTAAACGCAAATACTGCAGTTTATCAGGCTTTTATGAAACCTGGTGAGATATTAATGGGAATGGACTTAGCTAGTGGAGGTCATTTATCACACGGTGCTCCTCCTACATTAAGCGGTAAGGTATACAACTCAGTAACATATGGTGTTAATGAAGATGGTCTTCTTGATTATGATAAGATAGAAGCTATAGCAAAATTAAATATGCCTAAGGTTATTGTTGCAGGTGCAAGTGCCTATCCTAGACAAATTGATTGGAAAGCTTTTAGAGATATCGCAGATAAAGTAGGAGCCACCTTAGTAGTTGACATGGCACATTACTCAGGATTAGTTGCTGGTAAAGTTTATGACTCACCGTTACCATATGCTGATGTCGTTACGAGTACTACGCACAAAACACTAAGAGGTCCTCGAGGCGGTATGATACTATGGAATAATCCGGATTATAGCAGAAGAATAAATAGTTCAATATTTCCAGGAACACAAGGCGGTCCTCTTATGAATATCATTGCAGCAAAAGCTCAGTGTTATTTAGAAGCGAAGGAAGAGTCGTTTAAGACCTACGCAAAGAACATCATTGAAAATGCTAAGGCTATGGCAAATACTTTTGAAACGAATAATTTACCTGTACTAACTCATGGAACTGATAGTCATATCATTCTTATGGATTTAAGCAATAGTAAATACAGCGGAAGACAGGCTGCGGATAAACTTGAAGAACATGGAATCACTGTAAATAAGAATGGTGTACCTAATGATCCTCGTAACTTCGTAGAAACGAGCGGAATAAGAATAGGTACTGCCGCAGAAACAACTAAAGGACACGATAAAAAATGGTTTACAAACCTGGCAAAACGTGTTATAATAATACTAGATGAATGAAATAGAAATGCTAAATGAATTTATAAATCAACTCGCAATGTGTGAGCTACTATCAGCGTACAGCATGTTGGAGCCATCAATGGCTTTTAGCTGCAGAGAAATGGAAACTTTTATTAAAGAATCATATTTTGATAACAACTATCAAGCTTTTATAACTTGGTGGGATGCAAACGTGATGCCTATGACAGAAGAGTTCAATACATTATACATGGACATGAAAAATGAATCCCTTTGAATATACTAATGCAATAAACTATACTAAGAAAGATATTATGGTTGATGATGTAGCTGAAAAAGCTTATTCGTCATACATGATTAACAGACAGTTATCATACTTTCCCGATACTGTTCTAGCCGCAAATGAGATGAATCGTAACCACCACCTCGATAATCGTCTTCAATTTGATTTTTTTATAAATATAGTTAGAAAACGTAAAAGGTTTTCTAAATGGTTCAAACCTGAACATATTAGTGATTTGGATGTAGTTAAAGAATATTATGGCTATAGTAATGAAAAAGCCCGCCAAGTTTTAACTCTCCTATCCACTGAGAATATAAACGAATTGAAACATAAGGTGGCTAAAGGTGGAAGAAAATAACATTGTAGAATGGAACCCAGGCAATATGCTTGAGGTAACATTAAACGAGCCAGACGATTTCTTAAAAATAAGAGAGACACTCACTAGAATAGGTGTAGCATCACGTAAAGATAATAAGCTATACCAGTCGTGTCATATTCTTCATAAGCAAGGACGATACTTTATCGTACACTTTAAAGAGCTCTTCTTGCTTGATGGAAAAAAGTCTAATCTCGAAGATAATGATGTTGGACGTAGAAATACTATAGCAACATTAATGAGTGACTGGGGTTTATTAACTGTAGAAAATAAAGCACAACTGCAGCCTATAGCTCCTCTAAGACAAATTAAAATAATATCTTTTAAAGACAAAGATCAATGGGAATTATGTCCAAAGTATAATATCGGTAATGGAACAAAATAAAATTAAAGAAGCATACAGGATGTTTTATTATGTAAAAGGTCACCTGGATGTCTCAGCTGAAACTGCGTTATCATGCTATGATAACTATTTTAAAAGATGCTGGTACAATCAAGAGAGCTGGACACGTGATGAAGCATTTCAAATAGCTTACACAAAAAAATTTGGACCAACTGGTTTAAATTAAGAAAAAATATATTATATATATTATAGAGGCGCCGATAATCGGGTCTCGTTTAACCTTGCTAGTCAATAGGAGGCAATTATGACTAAAAACTTTTTATACCCTCGAAACAGTTTCTTGGGTTTCGATCACATTTTTGATCAACTGGAAAATATTCATTCACATGCGAAGGATACTTATCCACCGTATAACGTAGTCAAGCACGACAATATGACATATGAAATCGAGATGGCAGTAGCCGGATTTAAAAAAGATCATATTGATATTGAAGTAAAAGATCACGTTATGACTATTATAGGCGATAGGCCAAAGCGAAGAGAAGCTGAATCCTATGTCCATAAAGGTATCAGTGCTCGAAAGTTTCAAAGATCATTTAGACTGTCTGAATATACAGAAGTAGACGGTGCTGACATTCAGGATGGAATCCTTACTGTTAATCTCAAAGTAGTTCTACCAGAAGAGAAGCGACCTCGTAAAATTTCAATTAATTAACGAGGAAAATAAATGACAACTTTAACTCAGGCTGTAAATACAGCCACATGCCGGGTATGCGACGCAGTTGCAGCCTGGAGCAAACGCACTTTATCAAGTATTCAATACAATAGACAAATGGCAGCTAACAGACGTGTTGCTCAAGATCTTATAGGTCTTGGCTTTCATCATCAAAAAGAGCATGATCAAATACTCCAAAAGATGAATGATCGCACTATAAATGAATATCATAAGAGCTATTAATATGTGGCCTTACACAGAAGAAGAAAATGACTACGTGTCAAAATAAGATTAGGCGGGTTCTTCCCGCCTTTTTTTATATAAATAGTATTTTATAGGAGATATAACATGAATATAGAAAA